CGGGCTCTAACTCTGGCTCGGGCTCTAACTCTGGCTCGGGCTCTAACTCTGGCTCGGGCTCTAACTCTGGCTCGGGCTCTAACTCTGGCTCGGGCTCTAACTCTGGCTCGGGCTCTAACTCTGGCTCAGGCTCTAGTTGGGTTGTGTATTTTTCTGTTTGCCAACTCTCAAACGGCAGATCTGACCCAGAGGCCTCCCACTCGTTCTTGTCCGCTATCCAATCACTGAGCGGCATGTCAGACCCAGAGGTGTTCCACTCCTCTCGTTTTGCCTGATAGTCCTCGTAGTTCCTGTAAAAATCTTCAAAGGTTCCGGGGGCACCGATCGCGTCCCACTCTCCAAGTCTTTCGTTGTACGTGTTTACCGTATCTTCTTGGAGTTTGTTGTACTCTTCAACCGTTCTTAGGTAATCTTCTTCCGCCTCATTCGCCCTCTGCCTTAAATCCGCGGCCTCATCGGCGGTTTGCAAAAGACCTTCGGCTCCGCCCATGCTTTGCTCATTCAGGGTTATGGCTTTTGCTGCATCGTAACCCTTGGTTGGGATTATGTTCCCATACTTATCTGCAACTACGCCGCTTCCTGTTACCGTGTAATCATCACCGTAAACATAACCACGCGCTTCCATGTCTTTTTTGAACGTGTTTATGCCGTTCCACTCATCCGGACGCACCGTGCTAAGCGGCGAGTACTTCGCTAACTCCCCAGACGATGTGTCCCTTGCGTCTGCGTACTGCTCAACGTCTCGGCCCAATATCGCGGGGTTAAACTGTCTGCTACCCGGAACAAAAACAAACTGACCATTTTTAACCGTTTGAGCCACATTCCAAACCTGACCCACGTCATCGATCATGTAATCAACGCCCTCTTTAAGACCTTTGGCGTTTAGTGTTGCGACGTAGTCGTTTATACTGTCTTGGTCTTGTAGCTTTAGAACATTTTCCTTGTTGCTCTCCGTGATCTGCCTACCAAACGAGTCGTACAGGTTGCCGGTGGCGTCGGCGACATAGTCTATCCCGTACTTCATGCCGTACCCGGTCATCGCGGAGATCATCCCCGCGGTGGCGTCCTGTCCCTTTAACTCTGCGGCCAGTGCGCCCTTGGTTGCGGCGGAGCTGAGACCCGTCAAGAACTTGTTGGTATCCCCGGTTATCCCTGCAATCTCCGCCAAATTTTTTGATATGTACGGGGTTATATACTCACTGGTCAACCCACCGGCTAACCCGGTTAGCGCCCCAGATGTTAGCCCGTCCATTATGTCCTGCCCGCTTAGGCCTGCGCGCGTGGCGCCCGTTGTGGCTCCCTGCGCTATGGAACCAGCCAACTTCGCAGTCGTGCCCTCAAACAGACCGCTCGTGTAATCACCGGCGAAAGATCCTACCTTGCCGGCCACGTACGATATTGCCGCAGACTTTAGCGCGTCGGCCAAGCTCCCGCCCGCTGCAATAGTCTGGCCCGCCGATATAACCGGCAACAGCCACACCTGACCCGAGGCCACCGCCGCTATCTGCGCGATTGTCCCTATCGGATCCTTGATCGCCATTTTGATGGTGCCCTCGACGGCCTTGCCGACGGAGCTGATAACCTTACCCACGCCCTTGACGACGCTGGTCAAAACCTTGCCAACACCTGAGACGGCGCGCGTTATAGCCTTTCCGACACTACTAACAGCTTTACCAACGGCGCTCATCGTTTCTTTCTTTTTTTAGTGTGAGATTTTCGTGGTTTTGTGTGGTGTATTCCAAAGTCAATAACGGCCTGGTAAGATCCATCGTCCATCTCATATGCTCGGTAGCCCATGTTGGGACTCGGTGGGTTCCTGCCAATAATCTTGAACAGGTTCAGCAGTGTTGGATCGTCGAACTCTGTGACCAGCGCCGTGAAGCCCATCGACTTCGCGGCGGTTAAGAACATGAGGCTGTTGTTTACGTAGTTGTCTGGGGTGTCCGCGTTAAGCGCCCTGAACATCCCAAAGTGAGGCTTTGACTTATCTCGGTAGAGAACGAATATGGTGTTGCCGTTCCGTATCAGAGTAGCCCTTTGTGACTCATTTCTGGCCTCCGCGGCCAAGGACGCCTTGACCTGCTCCGCGCTGTACTCTCCGCCCGTGTTTAGCGCCGCGATCGAAATGATCTCGTCGTTGTCAAGCAGCTGCTGCTTTGAGTTTACGGTGCTCGCGTCCATTCTAAATCCACTTATGCAAAAACCGGGTATTTTTTACCCTAGTTAGTTGGCCCGTTAACCATAACCACGACCACTCGCACCCAATCCCGCCAGTCTTGAAACCCCTCAGGCCCCGGTATGCCGAACGAGTTAAACGTTGGCAGTAAGACCATCGCGTTAGCCACATCCCTCCAGTTTTCCTCGTCCACCTTGGGTAGGGGCTCCTGGCCGAAGTAGTGGAGCAGGTTACCGTTCCAGCCCTCCCAGGTCGCCTCCTCGGCGATGAAGGGTATGCTCTGCGTTATGGAGGGCACTAGGGCCTCTCGTCGCCCAGCTCGGCGGTGATAAGCACCCGGCCCATCTGGTAGGATCCGCCGGCTACGTTGGTTCCGAACTTGAGCCTGGTCTCCCGGTTCTCAATTCGCAGATCTACCTTGCCAGTGTCTGAGGTGAACGTGAACACCGGGGAGTTAACCTCCGTCGATTGCGCGAATGGCTTGCCTATAACCTCCAGCGTCATCTCACCGCTCTGAACAAAGTCCGGCTCTACACGTCTGAGGTGCAGGCGTCGGTTGATGCCCTTGAGCTCGTCCTGGGCGGGGTTACCGCCGACCCAGCTGATGTCGCACGTTGTGAAGTACGCCGGGATCGCGGTCTGGCCTGTCGGCTCAACCCTGTCCGTTCCTATCTCGTGCTGCCACATCGCGTAGCCGCTAGTCGTCGGGAATACCGAGTCTCCAACGCTCGGGTAAGGGCTGATAGCCTCGGTGACAGTGACGAGCGTTGAGTTTGACGCGGGGTCGTACACCACGGTGCTGATAAGGTACGAGGTGCCCGACGGTAGGTTTGTGAACTGTATGGTCTTGTTTGGCGAGTACTTGGGTGTCTGGTCGCCGTCCAGGTAGAACTGTGACGACGTCGGAGCCGGCTCGCCCGCGGGTGTGGCGATCGTAACGTCGGGCTGGCCCACGGTGAAGTCGTACTCCCAGCTGCACCATATGGGCGTTGGGAAAACCTCGGTCGTGTAACCGCAGCTCCTGTACGCGCCGGATGCTGACCCTGCGTCGTACCAGATCTTGTCCTTGACGTTGTAGATGATGGCGTCGTTGCACTCCGTGGATGTGCCTCGTGGATAAAAGAACCAGATCTCATTAAAGCGGGGAACCTTGGTCGCCCAGACCTTTTGGCGCTGCGCGAAGTTCAGGTTGTCGTACACCCAGTTTAGGTTCTTATCGTTTGGCAACACCTGAACGGAGCCGTTGTACATGTAGAAACGGTCAACGCCCATCCAAAAGTAAACCCCGTCCATCTCAACGACTGCGTTGGATGACATGATTGAGATCTGGCTAGAAATGATGTCGTACTTCCAGTACTGGTTCACGTCTCCGGTGAACGAGACACGTATCAAGCTGTCTGTCGCCCAGAACAATCCGGAGGGTGAATTGGTACCGCCACGGACCGGCATTCCCTTAACGATCTTACCCGCGGCCATGTTCACACGGTTGGCGAGTGGCCCGTTCCAGTTGTTCAAGCTCTGGTCCGCGTATATCGCGTCGACGTGATTGTTGGCGATAAGGCCATCAGATCCGTATATGAACAGGAACGGGTATAGCATCACGATTCCGCCGTCACAGGTCACCGGTGCGAATGTTGGGTTGTTTCCGGCGGTGTCCGCGAGCCCGTAAAAATTCCATGTTGCACCGGTGGGTAGTATGTCCCCAACGAGGACCTGCGTCGGGTTGTCCTCTACGATGTTTACAAGGTTCTGACCTGGGTGGGCGATCACCTTCATGCTCCCGCCCTGGGAGTCGTACTGCATGTCAAACTGCCACAGGTTCGCGGGGTTAGGGTCAAACTCTACGTTCGCGATCCACACCGTCGTTTGAGACGCGGGGATACTGGTTGGCGTTACGGTGACCGTAGTATTACCCGCCGAGAACACAGAACCAGACACGGTGTACTGGGTTGCGCCTGGTGTCTGGCTGAACACGACCTTTGTGCTAGCCGGAAACTTTGTTGTAAGGTCCCCCGTCACAACAAAGGTTGAACTTGTGTTAGATGTCACCGTTGTTTCGGCGTAGCCAACATTTATAACGGCCTTGCTGGGGCCTGTGCCCGCCGCGAATGATAGGCTCGTCGTGAACGCGTCGATTGTCTCCTCGGTGCCGGTGAATATAAAGTTCTGCCCGTTGTACGCGTTCGCTATGATGCCACGGGCGATCCCGTACTTGTCCAAGAACATGCGCGAGTAACCGCCGATCTTGCGCGGCGTACCACGCTGGAAACGGTTCCATAGCGCGTCCGTGCACTCGCGAGACTCAAACACCGTGCCGTCTCGTTTAACCCCGGGCGCAAGCCCGAGCGTGTAAACAACCGAGAGATTCTCGTCCGCCATTAGAACGTACCGCCGCTGATAAGGCCTGCCTTAACCTCACCCGTGAACGTTGTCTTTGGAGCCAATGGATTTGTATTGTCTACGACCATCATGTCCGTGCTACCCGCGGAGATTGCTGGCCTGCTAGTCGCCTTGAGGTACATGCCGGTGTTCGTGTCGTTTGAGAACGAGAAGGACGGTGCCGCGGTCGTACCGTTCACCGCGTAGTAGATGTAGATCCAGGCCTGTGTTAGCAGGAACGCGTTCGACCCGCTCGTGAGAATGATCGCCGACGATCCGTTGGCTATCGAGATCGCCGGCAGGGAGGTTCCAGTAACCTCTACGTTGATGTCGTACCCCGCCTGCCCCGTCTGGTTGCTGACGATGTACATCTGCGTGATCGCGGGCAGGACAACGTCCAGGTCAACGGTGCGGGTGCCCGACAGCGCGATGTACGTCTGGATGGTTGGCGCGTACGTTGTCAGATCCAGGGTATTGCCCACGATGCTGTCGACGTCGTACGTCGCCGCCGTGAAGGATACGTCTACCTGCCTTGGGAGGCCGACGGTGAAGAAGTTACCCGTGGCGAAGTCCATGATCACAACCGCGGAGTCCGAGGGGAACATGCTCAGGCTTGAGAGTCCGTTGATCGTCTTTGTCGCGGGGGGTGTTATAACCACAGACCCCGTGCCGCTGTTTCGAATGTTAACGAACCATCCGGTGTTCGCCGTTGCGGTGCTCGGCAGCGTGATCGTGCCAGCCCCACCAGTCCACACGTACGTCGCGGATCGGTTGTTCTCCGTTAGCGTGACGTTAATGGCTGTTTCTATTACCTGCGAGCCGGTAGCCAATCGGCCGAGGATGTCAACCAGTCCGTTGCCCACCAGTGTCGCTGCGTCGGCTGCAGATGTCCCCGCGCCGAATGTTACGTTCTCGTAGGTTCCGGCCTCGGTTGAGTTGTCTGAGAGGTACACGTAGCGTGACTCGCCCGCCAGGATCTCAATGGCCTGAAAGCCGTCGATGTCCTCGACGAAGAAGCTGTCAGCTCCCAGGTTACGGAAGAGAATATCCGTTCCGGTAGATCCCTGGTTACCCGGGGGCAACGTGACAACCCATCCGTCTGTGTCCGGCGTGCAGTCCATGATCCTCGCGGCCGCGACGGTGCCATCACCCGGCACGGTGTACGAGGGCCATGATAGCGTTACGTTAGACTCGATCGCTAGCGCGGTGTAGCTTACGTCTGTGGGTTGAACTACGGTCCCAGTAAACGGCGATGTAAATGTGGGCATTATTGTGGCTCCTGAACGGATGTGTTCCTGTCGACCCTACGGGCCGCGTCTTCTTTTGTTAGCGCGCTCATTGAGTTGTTGTAGAGCTGCGTCCAGATCTGTAGCTTGTCCGGGCTCTTCAAATAAGGCTGTGCCTGTAGCAGCGAACCAAACAAAAGAGCCTGCGGCGCCTCGCGCGTGATCAGATTCTCCTGGTTGTCGTCCGCAAGTGGTTGCACCCGGTTGTAATAAATAATCTCCACCGCGTATTCATCGTCTGGCACCGGCGCGAATGCCCAGTGGTTGTAGTCGTAGTCCGAGTAGTACTTGGGCTGTGCGCTTGGTAGTTCGTTCTGGGCCTGCGCGACATAGTCCTGCCCTCGCAAGAGAACTGGCTGGCCGTTGATCTTCATCGAGACCGTCTTCCTCCAGCGCGCCGGCTTCTCCAGGGTAGCACCCTGAGAGCCCGACAAGAGCGTTGTCTCCACGACAACCAACTCCCAGAGCGCCTTCACCTGCGCGGCGATCTCCTGCTCGGCTAGCATGATCATGCGAGGGATCTGCTCCACGAATGACTGATCGTCTCGCTCGGAGTACCTGATGATGTCCTGTATTAGTGTGTCGTATGTCAACACTGGTGCTGGCATGATTACCTCGTGTAGTAGGATACGTTGGGCGTCAGCATAACCGGGGACTTGTCTCTCTCCTCGGCCTCCGCCTGCGCCAGCCAATAGTTAGCCTGCCCGTCCAGGTACTGTATGCGCGCCATGTCAATGCCCGGCAGCTGCAGGGACATCTGGTGCGACAGCAACTTTTGAACCGCGGCTATCCAGCGGTTGGGTAGGTAGAGCTCGTTTGAGAGGTCTCCGACGTCCTGTATCTGCTTCTCGATGACGAGCTGGAACACCTGGAAGTCGTTGTTCGGGATAGGCCACAAATACATCTGCGGGTTGATCTGACGATCCATCCAGTACTGTAGCGATCGGTCGCTCTCAAATTGCTTGTTAGGTAAATTCCAGTAGTCGTCGCGGTTTAGACGCGCGAGTGGGATGTCCTGCTGCGTGTACGAGAACGACAGAGCCCTCAGCGAGAACGTTGTCGCGCCGGTGTTGCGGAGCCTGAAGTTGTAGTGGCCGGGGCTTGGCTCGACAGGGAAGTAGTACCACTCCCTGTCCGCTAGCGTGACCGTTGGTAGCGTGTAACGCAGCGTCCAGGTCACACCGTCCTCGCTCGTCTCGTAGACCAGGTTAAGCGTCTGCGCCCCGTACGAGTTAAAGCCCACCTGGAATATCCGCTGCTGGTTGCCGTAGTTGGCGCCGAACCAGTTGTTCAGGAGTGTCGACGTCCCGAACGTGTCCAGGTTGTTGTCGAACAGCGCGGGAGCTGTCGCGTTGGACGCGGGCAGGGCGCCTGAGATTTGTGGCGTGATGATGTACCGCCAGTTGGCCTCGCGAACGTCGACCGTTCCCTGTGGCAGGTTTATGATCGTCTGGTTCTTGATCGTGCCGGAAATGTAGTTCTCCAGCATCCACAGGTTAACGCCGCGGTTTGAGAGGTTCTGCAGGATGTAGAAGAGCGCGAGCTTGCCCGCGTCGATGTACTCCGGCGTCTGCTCCTCCGCCGCCTTCCCAGCCTCACGGAAGGCGAACTCGATCATCTGGGCGACGTTTACCTTGGTCTGGTTTGTGGTGCCCGAGTATGCCATCTCTTATCTCCCGCGTCCGCTCGTACGCATTGGTGCGCTCTGCTTTACGCGCGCTGGTAGGTTCTTCTTTGCGGGTCCTGCCGCGACGTACTCCTTGCCGACCTTCTTGGGGATTCCTAGAGTGCTCTTCCCCTCGGCTGCGGCGTACATCGCGCCAAGTTGCGCCTTTGACTTAATCGGCATCTTAGACCTTGCCACCAGAACAATACTGCCCGACGGCTTGCAATCCGCGCATCATGTTCATGCGCTCGTCGTCTGACATGGCGCCCATGCCAAGCTGTCCTACCAACCCAGGCTTATTCACCATGGCGCGCTCTGCGTCCGATACCGCGCCCATCCCGGCCATTCCTGCATCACCCATGCCAGCATTATTTAACAAGGCGCGCTCTGCATCAGATACAGCTCCCATTCCGGCCATTCCGGCTGCTGTCATAGGACGGCGGCGCTTGCGTGGTGCCATCTTTTGTTTTAGCGACAGGTCTTCCATGGACCCTGGTTGAAATGCTGCTGATGGAGCCGCGGCAGGTGCTGCTGCCATTGCGCGCTCGGCGTCACTGACGTTACCCATGCCGCTCATGCCGCCATCGGCCATCTTCTTAACCGATCCGCCCTTCTTGTACTTCTTGACGGTGCCAACTTCTTTCTTGGCGCGTCCGCCTTTCTTCAGCTTGGAGAGGTCTGTCTTCTCGTCGTGTGACTGTTCGTCGTGAATCTTGAACGCCTTCTTGACGATCTTCTTGTCCTTGGCGACGTCCTTCTTCACCTCGGTGCTCTCGGAGTGCTTGGCCTTGTCGCGCTTAACAAATCCACCCTCCTTGTAGCAGGGCAGGTCGCACTTCATCTTTGGGTTTGCTTTGAATCCTTCCATGTTACTTCTCCTTACTTTTGTAATCCAGTTAAATAGACCGTGCGGCCGTCCTTTTTTACTGCTGTCAGTGCTTCATTCTTTAGTTTGCTCGGGTCGTACGAGACGTGCACCCAGCCAGAGTCTGGCACGCCCTGCGTGTAGAACTCCAAGATAACCTGTGTGAACTTCAGATTGTCAGCGATCCACTTCGCGAGCTCGTAGTTAGACACGCCGGGGATCTCAATGTCCGCGGCCTGCCCCTTGCAATGGTCCGATGTGGGGCTACCACCAACCGCCTGGTTAACGGCGGGTGCGCGGAACCCGGAGTTGCACTTGACGCCCTTCTTGAAGTGATCGCGGACGGGCTGTAGCACGTTCTGCGCGAGAACCATGAGCGCTTGGATCTGCTCCTCGTTCGGCGTGTTGTCAATGCCGTGACGTAGCGCGGCCTCGCTCTTCGTCATCTCGGACAGTGTGAAGTTTGGTGAGAGGTTCACTTCTTAGCCTTCATGTCCATGACCTTCTCAAGCGTGCGGCCCCCAAAATAAAATGACATCACCAGCATGCCCCACTGGCCCAGCAAGGATACGAAATTGTCGGAAATGTCAAGACCCGACGCGTCCATGATAACCATCGCCAGGTACGCGGTCAGGATGTAGATCAGCGTCATGGGTCTGATGTTCTTTGACAGCCACGAGTCTGAGCTCATGTCGGACTGCAAACGCTTCGTTAGCTCTTGCGCCTCTACGTTGTCGGCCTCAAGCTCAGCCAGCTGACCCTTCTGCGCCAGCTCCATGAGCTTGGCCTGAGCCTCTGCCTTAGCAACAGGATCAGGAAGAACCTTGTCTAAAACCTTTTCGCCTATCGATAACAGTGCCGCTACTGGTAGCATTACCAAGCCCCCGTTGCCTTAAGAATTCCGTAAAAAACTGCCGCGACGGTAAAGATTAGTATCCAAATCAGTCGCTCTTCTGCTTGTATTCGCTGGAACTCGTGGTCCAGTATCTTTCTTTCTTTTCGCATCTGCGCGACCAAGGCCTTCACCTCGTTCACCGCGCCCCTGCCAAACTCCCGCTCCATGTCGTCGTACATTCCCTCTTCAGCGGCGCGGATCTTTCTGACCTCTCGGTACTCTGCTGCGGCGTCAACAAAAACTAAATCACCCCGCCGTTGTAACTGTAGCTGCTTCTTCTTCCAGGCTACGCGTGCGCGAGCCTCTTCGTCTAGGAAGCTGTTAACCTCCTTAGCGGTGGAGCGTATCTCCCTTCCAACTTTGACCGCCTCTTGTATGCCGCTGAGAGCCGTGCGCGCTATTTGCGCTGGGTTTTGAATCTCTGACAAGGTCGCTCCTCATTTTTATTTTTTGTCGGCTTTGTCTTCCAACTTGTCAAATATCCGTATGAGCATGCTCTTGATCTCGTCGATGTCGCGCTTGAAGTCGTCCTTGGTGACGTATATCAGTGGCAGCTCTGAGATGCGGTCCTCGATGCGAATGATCGACTTTGAGAGGCTGTTAAGCACCCAACCACCAAAGAAGCCGGCCAGGCCGATCGCTATGTTAATTAGATCCTGGGAGTCCATCTGATTCCTTTTGCTTCAGTTGCTGTGATAGCTCAAATAGGGTGGCCTCCTCTTTGATCTTGGCGATCATCTGGTACACCTCGGAATACGGCCGGTTAGATAGGTAGAACAGAACCTCGTTGATCGTGTCTACGGATAGCTCGTACTTGGTAATCATGGCGCGGACGTAATCTCATAGGTTGAGGTGTTGTAGTACAGAGCTTTCATTGTCCCCGTAATTGACGCGCTTCGGATGGGACGCACGAAGAATCTGTCAGACCCGTCGCCGGTTAGCGTGGAGTTACTGGCGTTTATGACTATTGAGTTGGAGAACGAGCTAGTGCTAGAATTCTTTCCGATGGCTACGCAATTAGTCCCGTTTGATGTTGCGTTCTCTCCTATTGCAACCGACGACGTTCCACCACCCCTGGAGTTCTTTCCTAAACTTATCGATTGTGTTCCAACCGGCCCAAATCCCCCGGTAATGCCGGAACCGTTGCCGATCGCTATAGAGTCCGTGCTCTGCGATGTGCCAGCGTTCAAGCCTATGGAGATGCCACCGGCCGATGTCGATGAACTGCCCGCACCGGTGCCGATCGCGATCGGGTCGGTGTACACCGCTCCCGTGGCCGTGATGCTCCAGTCTGTGTAGGTGCCCGATCCGCCGATGTAGCTCACCGTCATAACGAGAGTGGTGCCGGTGAAACTTGTTATGATCCCGGCCATGAACGACGCCGGCGTTGCGATACTGAACGCGCGAATGGTTTGACCAACCGAGAAGGCTGTCTCTGTTGCGCTTTTGTCTGTGGTGAACGTCTTTGACCCGGTGCCGACCGCGAGCGATGTTGAGCTGGTTATGTTTTCGTAGCCAAGGCCTATCGACCCCGTGGCACCAGTAGCGCCAGTAGTTCCTGGTGATCCTGTAGCACCCGTTGCGCCCGTGGCTCCGGTGGGTCCTGTATCCCCGGTGGCGCCCGTTGCGCCATTGGCTCCAGATGCTCCTGTTGCACCCGTAGCGCCGGTTGCGCCAGTGGGTCCTGTGTCCCCGGTGGCTCCCGTGGCACCAGCGGTTCCTGTGGCGCCGGTCGCTCCTGTGGCACCCGTAGCGCCCGTTGGCCCTGTGGCGCCCGTTGGACCCGTGGGTCCTGTGACGTTGAAGTACTGCACCGCGCCCGTGGCGTCCTTGAAGAACAGCTTTTGGTCGCGCGTGTTGAGCGCGAGCTCGCCGTCAACCAGCTGACCCGCGGTGGGCGCGGCGCCGGTTGTCGCGCTGTGAAATAGTTGTAGTGGTGTGTAACCTGCTTGTGCCATGTTTATTCCTTGTAGTACTCCAGGTTTTTCTTTAGTCGTTCGTCGTTCGGGTCTATCTCAAGCGCCTTGGTGCCGTGCTCTATCGCCCGGTCCTTCAGCCCCATCCTGTACGCGGCGATCGCGGCCAGGTCGTGTGGGAGTGAGCCCCAAGACTCGGGCTTTGACGTGTAGTTGTACTGACGCTCGGTTATCTTGAGCGCGGTGCACGCCGCCGAGTAGCACTCCTCCCACCGGCTCGTCTTGTAGCAGGCGTTTGCCAGCTCAACCCAGGGCTCTCTGACCTCCGGCGCCTCGATCACCGCCTTGCGGTACCAGGGCGTTCCGTCCTCTCCCTTGCCGAACATTGACTGCCCGATGAGCCTCATCGCGTACGCGCGCTCGTGGTTCCAAAGCGCCAAGGGTAGCGCGAGGTACCGGTTAAGCTCCGCGATCGCCTCGTCGTGCCGCTCGTAGAAGGTGAGCTCCCTGGCGTAGTAGAACGAGTTGCGTGGGCAGTGCGGGTCTTCCTTGACGCCAACCTCTAGCAGCTCCATGTACTGGCCGCGGGACTTTGTGTTGTCCGGGAGGTGCGTGATGAGCTGCTTGTCGGTGTGCGCCATCACCTCGGTGACTCGCGGGTCGATCGCCAGCATCTCGTGGCAGGGAGGCTTCCAGTGGTATCCCTTCCTGCCGTGTATCTTGTTCGTTATGAACTTCACGCCCGCGCCCCAGTCGTAGAGGTAGTTGAGCCGTGTGGTCTTTCCGGGTACCCAGACCCGCTCGATCTCCTCGCGCCAACCAGGCTCCAGGATCTCGTCCAGGTCGAGGGAGACGCACACCTCGTACTCCTTGGGTATGAGCGCGAGCGCCGCGTCGCGGGCCTTGTCGAACCTCCACGGGGTGATGCAGATGTGGTTCACGATCGCCCCGTGGTCCCTAGCCAGGCCCACGGTGTCGTCCGTGGAGCCTGTGTCCGCTATCATCACCAGGTCGGCGTCCTTCGCCGAGTTACAGAATCTTTCTACAAACTGCTCTTCGTTCTTACTAATCGCGTACACGGCGATTCTCATGGGCGGCCCTCTTCGTTATGCGGGCCACCTCTGGTCGTTCAGCACTTCTATCAGCTCCTCTACGGTGCCACAGCCCTGAATCGCTACCTCTAATCGGTCAGCCTCTGCTACTACTAATGCACGTTTTGAGGCTATTTCGGCCGGGATCTCAACGTTACGCTCGTACTTCCTGGTGACGTACCAGTCGGTTTGTAGGAGGAGCTTTCCGGCCGTTTCCTTGGTTTGGGCGGTGTGCTGTGTCTTGAGCCCTGTTTGGACGTACGGCTCGCCGTAGATCGGGGTGGACTCCTCGTATGGCTCTCCCTCCTCGGGTGTGATCGTCTGCGTGTCGTACCCGGTGACCGGCGTGACGGTCTCGTCGTTCAGCTGCTTGGGGCTGTTCGCGCCCCAGTAGAAGCGCTCGTCGTACCACTCGGGGTCCGGCGCCTCGACCACGCCGAGCTCGGCGCGTAGCTGCGCGTCTCTCAGGTGCGGGTAGGTTACGCCCTCGATGGTGATCGGGTTGTAGATGTTGATTGGCTGGTCGTTTAGTGTGAACATATCAGAATGCCCTTGAGTACTTGAATGGGAACGCCGCGAAGGCTATGTAAACATACGTGGATCCGCTTTGGTTCCAGTCTACTTCGGTTCCTCGTATCTTAAACCCGTTTGACAAGAAGTCTGCGAATAGAAGAGCTGCGGTTGTGCCTGATGCCTCCGCGTTAGCCAGGTTTGGTTGTAGCCGGAGATCTACCACGTTGTAGGTGTCTCTTGCGGAGTCAAAATGCTCCCAGTTTCTGGCTGTAGTAGAACACTTAACCAAAACATACGCGGGGCGGAAGTTCGTGTAGATCATGGGTCCGTCTGCCGAACCATTGCCCGTGTACGAGCCCATCGCGCTGAACCCGCTCACGGGCGCGAAGCAGTACGCCACATAGGTTGAGCCGCTGCCGTTTATGGTCGCGTTGTTTCCGATGTTGATCACGGTGGACGATGGCGCGCCGTTGTAAACGTCTGGCCTGCTAGTTGCCTGAGCGGCTGTATCATTTAGAAGTACATAGGCGTTTGTTGGAAGACTTACGTGGTACGTCATCCAAGACCACGTGCCGTTTCTTTGCTTGATTGTTATGAAACTCGGAGCCACGCCCAGGCCATGACCCACCGTGGCGTTGGCCCCAGTCCCCGTGTACGTTACGATGGAGCAACCGTTGGTGGTGTTCGCGCTGACCGTTGAGGGTATGGTGCCGTCCGTGTTAGCCACGCCCGTGCTGCCACCGCCGCGCCAGGCCCAGCCAACGTATGTCGCGGTGTTGGTGTTTGTTCTGGCTGATGTGTACGTTGTGTTGAAGCCCACGCTGAACCCGCCCGAGTCGAATGAGTTCAGAACGTTGGTGACGGTGGCCTCTGCCGTGGTTGAGTTTGAGTATATTAGCTTGTTCGGGCCTCGCAGGCTGTCGCACAACACGTTCCACTCAGTTCCTGAGCTCCTGGACTTGATCCAGGTGAAGTCCGGTGTGAAGCCCTGCCCTGGGAGAAGAACGGACTGTGTGGTTCCGTTGCCGGTGTACGTCGCAATGTCAAAGTAGTTGTCCGCCTGTGTCGTGCTCGTCGCGCCGATGCCGTTCACGGTGGGCAGGTTCGTTGAGACCAGGCACTTGAACCCGGCCGGGGCGGTGTACGAGAACGCGCGCTGTCCGAAGTTGAAGTCGCCTTGGATGCCTGCCGATATACGAGCCAGTGGGAAGTACGTTCCAGTTAATCCGGAGAACGCCACGCCCTGTGACACTCCGTTTTTGTAGAACGTTATGGTGCCGGCGTCCATGTCAAGCGCCACCCCAATAACGTCGTTGGTTGTAAACGTCGCGCCATACGCTGATGGTGTTGCGCCGTCGTACTTATTGCCGTTGAAGTAGTAGCCCTTGACGCCTGTCAATCCTGTTGTTTGGGTTATGTCGGTCGTGACACCGGCCATTTGACCGTTCACCCCGATAATTGTCATGGTGTAATCCCAGTACCACTTTCCGGAAGACACGCCGAATGTGCCGTACCTAGAGTTTCCAGACGCCGTTCCACCGGTTACTGTTAGGTTGCCGTTTGACAAGACAGCGTTTGTGTCGCCGCTAAGAGGGCTGAGCGTGGCGTAGTTCCCGCGTACCTGGCCTCCGACGCCGGTGTCCGTCCCATAGTCCGAGACCGTGTCCGTGAGGTTGTCGTTGCCAACGCCCGCGGTCACGGATATGTTCGCGGGTGTCCACTGCTGGAATCCCACGTCCTGCACGTTGTACGCGAACGCGGCCGCGGGTGGTGTGAACGCGCCCGAGTAGCGTCCCACCTTGCTCACGCGCAGGTCCTGGATGTACCCGATGAACGGGTACTGCGTCGGAGCGTATGTTCCGTTCGTGCCGACGTGCGTGATTGAGTTGCTTGAGAGCGTGTACGACGTGGTCGATGAGACGTCCAGAACGCCGTTTATGAAGAGCCTGCTCGTGGTCCCAACACGTGACACGGCGACGTGGTACCAGGTGTTGCTGCTGAGCGTGATCGTGCCAATCAATATGTCGGTGCTTGTCGTACCAAACCGCATCCTTGATGAGACTATTTGAAAGTCGAAGTTTGCGGCGCCTGAGACCGCTATCCGATTGGACAGCACCATCTGCTGGTTCGCGATTGATGTGGAGTAGATCCACGCCTCGATGGTGAAGTCGAAGGCGCCGAACTGGCAGGGCGCGTTGGTTGTCGGTATGACCAGGTAGTCGCCGCTCCCGTCAAAGTAAGCGCTTGTCTCGCCCCACTTCTTGACCGCGGTGCTGACCTGGGCGTTGCCCGCGGTCTCGATGTTGTTGATCCCGGTCGCGTCGTATATGCCGGCAGCGGTGAAGTTAGCCAAGAAGTTGGTGAGGAGTATGTTCGTCGGGGGAGCCACGGGAGGGGTGAAGTTTGCCGTGTACAGGTTTCTTCCGATTAGCACGCGGAAGCCAGAGATGTACTTGCTGTACCCTATGCCAGGGGTTCCTCCGCTTTGTATGGCGTTTATGTAGTTGACCGTTCCCGCGTGCAGCGCGGAGGCGTTCGTGCCGCTGCCGATCTGTCTTCCATTTTGGAATACGCGTATGGCTCCGGATGTGCCGTCTCGGGTTACAGCTATGTGGTTCCAGGTACTTGGCGCGAAGCTTCCGATGTTCGTGATCTGGTTGGCCCACGAGCTCCCGTTGTTGCTAATGTAGACGCTAATCGTGCTCGCGGTGTCTCGTTGGAGTCGGAGCGCGGCGTAGCTAGCGGCCGAGTTTATGACATACAAAGGATCTACGGCGGTGAACGTGCTAAAGTAGAACCAGCCCTCGACGGTGAACGTGTTCGACCCGAGTTGCAAAGACGCGGAGTTGGCGATGGTGAGGTAGTCGCCGGTGCCGTCGAAGTACGCGGAGCCGCCCATGGTTGTAGCGTTGTACGCGGACGATGGGTACGTCGGCGAGGATGGTACGAGGGAGCACGTTCCGTTTAGCGCTATCGCCCTGTTGTTGGAGGACAGGTCCATGACGTAGGGCGTGCGGAACGTGTCCAGCATCATCCCGCCGTTCTGGGTGAACGTCAGGTTCGCCATCTTGCCCAGAGCCCATGAGTTAAAGAGCGAGCCCGCCTGGTAGAAGAACCTCCCCAGCTCCATGGATGAGTGGGTCTGCGGCAGCGCTGTGACGGCGACCGAGCTCGCGACGGAGACGCCGTTCACGAAAAGGCTCAGGGACGTTCCGAGCTTTTGAAATTTAATCCTGTTCCAGCGCCCGGCTCCGATAGCGCCGTTTGCGGAGGTGATGGTGTTCTGCGTTGCGCCGACGCGAAAAGATCCTCCAATTGCGCCGTTTGTGTCAACTGCGAGGTTCCAGTACGTTGTGAACGACCCGAAGGTGAACAGAGACTGAGACGTGATGGAGCTGCTTTGTGAGTGGTCCGCGATGTCGTCGCAGAAGTAGTCGAACTCAACTATGTCGTTCGTGGTGGAGGAGAACGTGACGGCCATCGTCGCGCTCACGTACGTGTTCTCGTTCACGCCGTTGAAGTACATGCCGTACCCGTTCGGCGGCGGGGTGGTGTAGTTGACGGGGCTGTTGAACGGGTTGTTGAGTGTGCCCGTGTATGAGTTTCCAACCGTTGTTATCGTGAACGCGTTCGGGCTGTTGTCCACGAACGTGCTCGACTGGCACGTGAGCAGTGAGGTGTTCGTGATCGCGGTCAGTGGCGCGGTCGGGGGTGTGAAAGTCGACGTGTAGAGCGCGGTGCCCTTTAAGATTCTAACGTTTGAAACGCAGCCGTTAAATGGTCTGTTTGTTCCGACGGTTCCTCCGGATCCGATTGCTAAAGCAGCAGAACCGGCTGTTATTGTGACCGTTCGCGCTGTGCTTGTTTGTAATTGGCCGTTCAAAAACAAGTACAGCGTCGAGCCGGAGAGAACAAACGCTACGTGGTACCACACGCCCGTGCTAAGATTTGTTGTGCCTGTTATGTTTTGTGATGTGCTGGTTGAGTTGCCAACAACGGCTAGGAGTACATTGCTCTGAACCGCCACCCCGTACTGTGGGAAAGTCACCCCCGAGTTCCAATCTTTTTGAACTATTATGGGGTCACCAGAGAAGCTGTTAGCGTTAAACCAAAACTCAATAGTAAAATCGGTTGAGGTCAAGTTTAGCGCGGCGTTATTTGGAACGGTTATGCAGTCCCCCGTGCCGTCGAAGTAACCCGACCAGGCCGTCATGCCGAACGGGTTCGCGGGGGTGGGCTGTGCGGTGCCGTTGACGGTGAGGGCGTGGTTGTTAGATGAGTTGTCGATGAACGAGCTGCTCTGGCAGGTCAGGAGTTGTGTGTTCGTGACCGCGGTCAAGGGCGTGGTTGGCACGGTAAATTTTGTGCCACCTGGGTATAAACAAGTGCCTGCAATTATGCGGGCATTAGAGATATACCCGTTCATCTCAAACCCGCCGGTATCAAAACGACCGATTAAATATAAAGAAAATGAAGCTCCACTTGATCCGGTTCCTTGTTGGACTCCGTTGACATAAGCACGGCAAGTAGTCCCTTCTCTAACCCAAGCTAAATGGTGCCATTGGTTAAGAGTTACGGCGGTGCCACTTGGTAAAATAACTGCACCCCCATTAAGTGTCAGTCCTATTGATCCGGTTGTTGTGTTGTCTATGTAGAGCTGTTGATTACCAGCACCTGAAAACACGTTTGTATACCCACTGCCGTCTACGGCGGTCTTATAGACCCAGCATTCAACCGTAAAATTTCCAGAAAGTGTGGTGCCGCTCCATGATAAAGAATCCCCGGTGCCGTCAAACGTCCCGGAGTAGTAACCGTTCGTTTGCTCGGTGCCGCCGCCCAGGTAGAACGGGGATATGGTTCCCTGCGTGGTGTTTCCGTTTCGTGTTATTCCGATGCCGAACTGCGCCTGGTCCGAGAATGAGTTGTTCTGCTGCCCGTTCGTGTTCGTCGTGTTTATCAGGAGCGTGTTGTTCTTCCAGTAGCCGTCCTGGCCGGTTACCTTCTTGTTCTGGCCTAGGTCTACCGCGAGAGCGTTCGAGCTAAAGGGCATGTAGAAGCCGTTGGTTCCGTACGAGCCCGTGTAACCGGTTGAGATCGGAATCAGCTGCCCGGTGGTGGAGGATGTCTCTGTGAAGGACGCCGGGGTGAGAGCTTGTCCGTCGATCAGGTACACCTCGGCCATGTACCCGCCAAATTGGAACGTTGCGCTATTCGCGTACCTGCCGAGGTAGTGCTGAACGCCGGTGGTGTTAACGCTCGTGATCGTGGTTAGGTTGGCCGGTAGCGTGTTCGTAGAAAACGCTGTAACCCTGGTGCCGTTAACGAACAGACGCACACGGTCGGCCTGTGTGGCATTTAGAAGGTCAAACACAAGAACTATGTTGTACCACTGCGACGGATCTCTAAAAACCTGCGTGGTTATTAACTGAATGACAGTTGATGCTGCTACGTTGCTTGCGATTCGTATTGTGTCATTGGCCTGAAGCTCAAGAAATGTGTGGTTGTTGGTGTCTGTGTTCACACCAAAAACTATTTGCTGAGATCCAAGGAGGCTACGCTTGACCCACGCGCTGAACGTGAACGTTTGCCTACTCCCCGTTACCGTTGGAATGTAGCCGAAGTTGGGCGTGTCCGCCGGGTTGAAGCGCACGCTCCCGGGCGATGTGTAGGACGGCGCGGGCGCCGGGCCGAAGCCTGGCGACCCAACGCTCTGCGCTATGGTTCCACCGCTGGGGTATACCGGCATTAGCTCATCGCCCCGCTGGTTACCAGGTACACGTTCGTACCGTCTGACTTGTAGCTCACCCAGTACGTCCCCGACGCCGAGATCGTGGTGAGCGTGTTCGCCGGTACCTTGGTGGTCGCAGCCGCGGAGATCGTGTAGTTAGATGAGTTCACGAGTAGTATGTTACCAGACTGCTCAGAGCTCGACGATGGTATGTTCGAGAATGTGAACGTGACGTTGCCAGTCGGCGTGCACAGGAAGTTGTTCGTCAGGCTCAGGTCGAACGCGCCCGTGTTCGCGACGGTGACAGATCCGCGCTGTGGCGCGGTGAAGCTGTTCGTGAACGCGATGAGCGCGACGTTGCCCCAGTAGTAGTTGTAGTCGGTCGCGTCTATTTTGAGCAGGGCCTGGTTCGTGGTGCCACCAGTTGGCAACCCAGCGCCCGTTGCGCCTGTGGCTCCCGTAGCACCCGTCGCACCCGTGGGTCCGGTGTCGCCCGTAGCACCCGTGGCACCAGTCGCGCCCGTGGCACCTGTCGCACCTGTTGCACCAGTTGGTCCGGTATCGCCAGTCGCGCCCGTGGCACCTGTCGCGCCCGTGGCACCTGTAGCACCAGTTGCTCCCGTCGCTCCCGTTGCACCGGTGGCGCCGGTTGGTCCGGTGGGTCCCGCGACGTTGAACGCGATCGTCGTCACGATGTGCGACTGAGTGTCGTCGCGCATGTTCAAGTTCGCGGTCGGTGTGCCAGACTGCGACTGGACGTATACCTCTACCAGTATCCGGCTGTTTACAGACGCGAGCGTGGATGTTGGAACGTACAGGTCGTACTCGCACAGCGTTGCGGTGGATGTAGCAACCGGCGTTCCGCCGGAGTAGCTACCACTCGCCAGGGTTTGCAGCACCGTGGTTCCATCTGCCGCGACCTCTTTGATGACGGTCCAGAACCTGAAGGTGCTCCCACCCGACTGGTGGTTCATCCAGGCGTACAGCTCCCAAAGACCGCCCACGAATGAGGTGTTGTTAGGAACGCCGACCGCTGTCACGAACGACCCGAGAAGTACCGGGGTGGTTGAGTTTGTCGCGATAGACAAGATTGTCTGCGCGCCGGTGTTCGGCACAACCAATAAGTCGTAGGCCTGCGGTCCGGTTGCGGTCGCGCCGTCTAAGAACAGCGTCAGACCTGTTGATGTGCCCTGCGGACCCGTTGGCCCGGTGTCGCCGGTTGCGCCAGTTGCGCCGGTTGCCCCGGTGGGTCCTGTGTCTCCAGTTGCGCCCGTGGCTCCCGAAGCACCCGTGGCTCCGGTAGCGCCGGTTGCTCCGGTGGGTCCAGTGTCTCCCGTGGCGCCTGTTGCACCTGTAGCGCCCGTTGCACCAGTTGCACCCGTCGCGCCGGTGGCTCCCGTGTCGCCTGTGGCACCGGTTGCCCCGGTGGGTCCCGTTGGCCCGAGTGGTCCTGGTGTGCCCGAGAGGCTAACGTCCCACGACGTGTACGTGCCCG